CAACATTTCATGTTTTTTAGGTTCTCATCCGCCACAACATCATGAATCGCCTTTTCCCTCTCTCTATTGATCTCCGCGTCCGACAACTCCGCCGACTTGCGGCTGTTAAACACCTTTTTTTGCACTTTCAACATGAGATCTGGGCGATGTTTATTGGACATGTCCTCATGAATGGAAGTGATGGTGCTCGCGATTGGTATGCTTGGGAGCCGATACAATTCCCAGTCACCATACCATTTCCCCCCACAAAAATTTCCGCAGGATGAACTGGTTGGGTTTTTATAATATGTGCTAATTCCGCCACACGACGACTGGGTCGGCAAGTTCCCTTCCCTCTTCCACCACATTTTTACACCATGAAAAACAAAATATCCACTGGCCTGTAAGAGTGCGCGGACAAAAGGAGCCGAAAGTCCACCTTCTTTTTCGGCAGTAAGGTGCGGGTCATACCATTTCTTCAACCACCGCGGATATATTGCACAATTTTCTTCCAATTTGCCAGAATTAAATTGATTTTCCAGCTTTTCTAAAAATGAGTTTACTTTCCGGTTCAATGGTATTTTTAAGTTTAAAAGTAATATCATGACTGAAATCATCCAACAAAAACCCTTACTTCCCTGATTAGAATAATCTTTACTTGGGCATCCCCAATTAGCCCACCTGTCGAAGGAGGCGTCGTTTGGGCGCATCTCATACCAGTCAATCTCCACGTGCTGCATTTTTGGGTTTGAGACGCTAGTCACATCTCTGTGTGCGCGTTGGCGCAGGGGATCTAACTTAATCTCTAAAGGTGTGTTTTGTCCACCTCGGCTCGATCTTCTACGAGTCTTCCGCCGGCGACGGCGTTTTCTTTTTTTTGAATGCATATATTAACGATATATTTATAATTATAAAATTTAAATTAATTTTATAATTTAGTTAAAATAATAATACGAAAATAAGACGATAAAGATCTTAGTTCGAGTAGGCAAGTCCTCCCATTCCGCTCATGACACGGAGAACATTGTAGTTAGTGGCGTAAACGCGAACCTTGGCGGTCTCTTCTCCTCCGACGGTTTCGTTGGAAAGGACGAGCTGAAGGGTGGCGTTGTCAATACGCGAGAAGTTGCAAGTGCCCGATGGCTGGTGCTCTTCTGGGCGAAGGGCGAACGAGTAAACGTTAATGCCAGTGTCCGGCGAGCGTGTGTGATGCTGGTATGGTTGGACGGTGTCGAAGTACGATCCTTCACGCTCCGAGAAGCGGTCCTGTCCGTTGAGCTGGAGTTTGGCTGTGACAACTGGGTTTTTGCCCCAGCAGTGAAGGCCGAGGGCGGTCTCGGCGAGAACGAACGAACCGGCGTCCGAGACGAGCGAGTTGGTGGTCGAGCTGAGTGGGTTGGCGTTGCCGTCCGGGAGTCCGCCGGTGTTCATGTCGTATTGCGACGCTGGCCACGCGGATGCCGACGCGGTGATTTCGTTAAGGACCTCCGCACCTGGGTCAGTGAACAAATCGCTTCCGTTGATGACGGCGTTGCTGCCTTGGGCACCTCCCTCTGTGGGTCCAGAGTAAGCGTGCTGGGCGCTTGGGACGGCGTCAACGCAATCGGTGTAGTTGAATGGCTGGGCACCGAGGATGTTGTAAAGGAGCGAGTCGCAAAGGAACGACGAGCAGTAATCGACAAGGGCGTCTTTCTGGACAACGAAGACAACCTCCTTGCACGGGTGGTTGAAATTGAGCTTGATCTTGTTGGACGACGACCCGACGGATTCATCACCAGTGAACTGAAGCTGCTCAATGAGGTATTCGTGTGGGTTCTGTGCCATGCGGCGGCGCTCGTCAGTGTCAAGGAAGATGTAGTCAACGTAGAGTGACGAGGCAACAAGAGATTTCGAGTAAGCATTGGCGGCTTTGCTGCTTGTGTTTGTCTGTGAGCATTTGAGGAAACCATCGGTGTTTGATACAGCCCACAAGATTTCGTCAAGAGGGCGGACCTCAAGGTTAATCTTAACTTCGTGATACTGAAGGGCAATAAGTGGAAGAGCCAAACCAGGGTTGCGGCAGAACCAGAACTGGAGTGGGATGTAGAGAGTTGTTTCTGGGAGAGTATTGCGTGGGGCACATGTGTTGCATGGGGCACCAGTTGTGCAAGCCTGCTCAACATTGGCGAAACTTGGGTCGGTCAAGTAAGTAAGCTGTGTTGTGTGTCCGATCATCTTGTTGTAGCCAGCCTCCTGCTCGGCGGTGGAAGTAAGCTGGTTCCAGATGTGCATCCAGTCACCGTACTGTTTATCAATGCGCTGTCCACCAATTTCAACTTCAACGTTGTTAATGAGGTGGTGTCCTGGGTAGTCAAGCCAGCGGGCGAAGTTGGCATCGCTCTGGTTAATTTCCGGAAGAGTAACCTGGAAGTATGTTCTGTAGGCCAAATCACCGTTGCGGGCAATTGTGCACTGAACACGGCGACCGAAGTCACAGCATCCATTGAAAGTTTGTTCAATAGATTCCATAGCAAAGTTGGTGTGTCTGCGGTATGTTACCTTGAAAAAAGTGATCTGTGGGTTGCCTGTAAGGTAGACGTCTTGAGCGCCGTAAGCTACGAGTTGCATAAGTCCTCCTCCCATTGTTATAATATTGCTAAAGATAAAAAAAAAAAATATTCAGACATTTTAAAAAATAATTATTTTATATTTTCAATGTCAAAATTTCTTACCATAAAGCGTTTTAAATAATTATCAAGGAACACTTCTTTCTTACCTTCATGTTTTTTAGAAAATATATATGCATTTTTGTTTTTTTTAATAGTCCACCCATTATCTAAAGCATTAAATATAAAAGCCATTTTATGAAATTTCATAAAATCTACTTCTAATTCTGATTTCATGAAATTTACCTCTAATTCTGTTGATTGTTTATCCATTTATAAAATATAAATAATTAATTAGAGAAGCTTTTACTTAAAGCTTAAAATTTTTTTTTATTAAAGAATGCCCAATTTTAAACCCAAAGCTAATAAAAAAATAAAGGTAAATAAAAGGGCCCAAATTACATTAGATAACAAACATACTGAGATGATGAAAAAGTTTGAAAAGATAAAAGGTGAGGATATCCCAGAAATAAATAAACAAATAAAAAAAATTAATGAACAGTTAAAAGATTCGCCATCATTGGAGGAAAGACTAGAGCTTGAAGATAATTTATTCTTATTAAAAAAAAATAGGAAAGAGTTATCTCAAGAAAAAAAAAAATATTTATTAGATAATTCTAAATATATTTTTGATTATTTTGAAAAAAAAAGAGATATTTCTGAAGGAAATAGCAAAAGAACTATTCTTCACTCATTTTTCACAGGTGGTGAAAAACAAACAATTAAAAGAAAAAATGAGACAAATGAAACAGTAAAATATTTATTAAATGTAAATGATAAATATTTAGATATAAACAATTATCAATTAAAAAATGATATGTGTTCATTTTGCGGTGGTGAATTAGTTCCAATAGATTATGAAGGAATTTTAGTTTGTAAAAAATGTTCTAAATTTGTGCCATATTTAATTGAACATGAAAAGCCGTCATATAAGGAACCTCCTAAAGAAGTATGTTTTTATGCATATAAAAGAATAAATCATTTTCGTGAGATTTTGGCTCAATTTCAAGCGAAAGAAACAACGCAAATTCCTCAAAAAGTATTAGATGAAATAAAAAATCAGATAAAGAAGGAAAGGTGTGATTTATCTCAAATAAGTAATAAAAGAGCAAAAAATATATTGAAAAAGCTAGGATATAATAAATATTATGAACATATTCCATTTATTAAAGACAAATTGGGAATTAGACCACCATTAATGAGTCAAGAATTAGAAGACAAGTTATGTAATTTATTTTTGGAAATTCAGAAACCATATGCTAAGCATTGTCCTGATGGACGTGTTAATTTTCTAAATTATTATTATGTTTTGTATAAAATGTGTGAATTATTGGGTGAAAAAAGATTCTTACCTTTTTTTCCAATGTTAAAAGACCCAGTCAAAAGAATTGAACAAGATGATATATGGAAAAAAATTTGTAGGGAATTAAGATGGGATTTTATACCAACAATATGATTAAATGTTATTTAACTATATTGTTAATTTAGCGTGGGAAGCCAACCATATTTGCGCCAACACCGAACCCGGCACCTGTGCGGGCTGAAACTGCCATGGTGGGGACATATGTGTCAAGGATGCTGAATGTTGCGGCAGCGGTTAAAGAGATGAGAGCTACTTCATCAAAATTCAACGATCTTTTTGGAATGGCATAGGCGGCAATAGCAACCATGAAACCTTCAACAAGATATTTTACAGCTCTTTTTACAAGTTCACCTAAATCTAAAGCATTTCCTAAATTGGCAAGCATTATAAATAATAATAAGAAAAAAATATATAGAATGTTAAAACTTAAAAGATAAATAAAATACAAATATATAATGGCTAAATATGAAGAAAAAACAAATGGAGCTGGAAATGAAAATCCTAAATATGTTGATTTATTGGGTGAAGATAAGGCAATCTCGGGACAAAAATTTTGTTGCTTATCCTTTTTGTCTCCCGAAAAAATACTAAAGGATAAAAAAATCTTTCTATTTGAAAAATTCCTAAAACACTTTGATACAGATGAATCTGTTAAAAAATTTTCTCAGTTCTTAAATTTTCTTTCTTACAAATACGAATTAGATTTTGCTAAAATAATGGAAGATTTTGATGAATTTTTCAAAAGTGAGAAAGATAAATTATCTGATAGTACAATTCTTGATAAATATAAGAATTTTTTAGATCAAAAGGAAGATGAACTACAGAAAGAATTTGATGTGTTACATGATTTCAAAACAAATATTAGAGGAATTAAGGTTCGTGGATCATTTCAAACACAAGAAGAAGCACAATTAAGATGTAGAATGTTACGAGAAATAGATCCTGACCACGATATTTATGTAGGACAGGTGGGAATGTGGATGCCATTTGATCCTGATGCTTATAGAACCGGAAATGTAGAATATATGGAAAATGAATTAAATCATCTCATGCACGAAAAAAATAAAAGTGAAGAAATTGCTAAAAGAACATTTGAAAAAAGGGTAAAGGATTCGAAACGAAAAGCTATAGAAGAAAATATTAAAATAGCTAAAGAAAGTGGAAATAAACTAACACAAACTCTTAATGAAGAAGGAGATTTAATTGGTGTAGGAACAAATACAAGATTAAACAAGTTAAAAAATCAAGAAGTATCTTCTGCTGATATTCGTAAAGAATTGTTTGAAGGTGATAATATCCGAACAAAGGCATTTGATCGTAAAAATCCTGACCGAAGATATAAAGAAGTTATTGAACGTGATGGAGAATTTGAAAAACCGCCGCAGTCAGAACCAAAAAATGTAATATTAGAAGTCGATGAAGCTGAAGATGATTAAATTGAAATTATTTAAATATATTTTTTTATATCATATAATGGAAGTTTTGCAACCTAGTAATCTTCGTTATTTTACTGAAAAAAAGGAACCACAGTCTTTAAAAAATTTCAGTAAAATATTAAAAAAAAAGAAGGAGAAGAATAAGCGCGTGTCTAAAAAGAAAAAAAATAGATGTGCTTTTGATGGATGTAGAAAGAAATTAAAACTTACTGATATGGATTGTAAATGTAAGAATAGGTTCTGTTCTCTTCATCGCCTACCCGAAACTCATAATTGTTCTTGGGATCCGAAAAATGAAAATGAAATGAATATTTATAAGGAAAAATCTGGACTTAATCATGTAAGCACGTTTGCAAAAATGGAAAGAATTTAATATTTATTTTGTATAATATTTTTGTAAAATGTCAAGATTAAATATTCTCTTTTTCTTCAAACTTTTTTTGGTGACCTTGAATTCATCAAACATAGGATTTTTTATTTCTTCTACTGGCAAATGATTATGAACGGTTCTAGCAATCATTTTATATAATTTAAAATCAGGATATCTTTCATCGCCATTGTGTTTATATAATATATTTTTTCCTCTATCATCTTTGCACCATTTTATAATTAATTTTCCAATTTTATGGGTAACTTTATGTTCTTCATCACTATATGGAACAAAATAATCATATAAAGAACAAGCGAGTCTTGTTAAGTCAAAACTGAAGTTAGGTTCCAATATAGGTTTTTTCTTATTTAAACACGGTCCGAAATTATATTGTGTTGCAGCATCTCCCTTTGATTGGAAGCTGTCACTACAAACAACTTGATCTCTGAAATTATAGATTGCTCTTCCAAAATCAATTATTTTAAATATTTTTCCAAATGTTGGAACTTTATAATAAGTTCCATTAAAACAATAATATAACCAAGGTTTTTCTGTTTTTTCAAACATAATGTTATTGGTATGTAGGTCATTGTGTGTAAATGAAAATACTTTTTGATATGTAATTAACATAATTAAAATTTGAAAGATAATAGATTTCCATTCTGGTATGGTTAAAATTTTTCCTCCAAAAAGTAAACTATCTAATGTATCTTCTAATCCTTCAAGACATATGATATTAACAGGAAATTCTTCTATAATAGCATTTAATACTTCATTTTCACCTTCACTTTCAGAAGATTCTTGACTACTTTCTTCATCGTCTTCTTCATCTGAAAACTCCGAACTATCATCTGTATAAGAGGATCTTGAACTACATGTGGATGATGAATCGTGTGTTTTTGAAAGTTTTTTATTATCGGGGGGAATTTCATTTTTAGAGGTATCTTTGAAACTTAATAAAATTTTCAAATCATTAGAATTTTCTTTATTTTGAGTTTTGAATATGTCACCAAATAAATCATCAGACATTTCTTCACATTCTATGCTAGGTTTTTCATCAGTTATTTTTATTTTTTTTCTTCTATT